GTAGATTGAAAGAAATTGATACTGAAATAAAAAATTTGAAAAAAGGAAGAAAATAATGATATTAATTGATCTGAGTCAAATACTTTTTGCATCGGCGTCGATGTCTATGAAAAATGGTAAAGTTGATATAAACATTGTTCGACACATGACATTGAATAGTTTGAAAAAATATCGAAAAGAACATTTTGATGAATACGGAGAACTGGTTATATGTTGTGATGGTAAACACTCATGGAGAAAAGAGTTTTTCCCACAATACAAAGCAATGAGAAAATCTGGAAGAGAAGCTTCATCCGTAGATTGGAGTGGAGTTTTTGAAATATTCAATCAACTCAAAGAAGAAATCAAAGAAAACTTTCCCTATCGTGTAATTCATGTTGACACTGCTGAAGCAGATGATGTGATTGGAACATTGGTTTTGCGCAAAAGAAAAGAAGGTGAAAAGACACTAATCGTTTCTAGCGACAAAGACTTTATTCAACTACAAATGAATGACAACGTGTTCCAATACTCTCCTGCAACAAAGAAATTTTTAAATGGTGTTGACCCACACGAATATCTAAAGGAACATATTTTGAGAGGTGATAAAGGAGATGGAATTCCAAACGTGCTGTCTGAAGATAACGTTATTGTTGATAGAATAAGACAAACTCCTATTACTAAGAAAAATCTTGAAGTTTGGATGAATGGTTCGTTACCAAAAGAACATAGTGAACGATATGAAAGAAATCAAGAATTAATAGATTTGAGATACACTCCGTTTCACTTAACTTGTGCAATCCTAGAACAATACGAAGAAGAACCAAAAGGTAGTAGAAATAAACTCCCTGCTTATTTCACAGAAAATAAGTTAGAGGTTCTGTCAAATCACATAAGAGATTTTTAGACCATCCGTGCATATTATAAATAATAGTATGAAAACATTCTCCCAATATCTAGAAGAAAAACTCATCCTCTACAATCAAGGTCAGAAATATGGTCAGATAGTATTTCTAGCTGGAGGTGCAGGATCGGGTAAGGGATTCGCAATCAAGAATTACATGGAAGGTGAGAAGTTCAAAGTTCGTGATGTTGATGAGTGGAAAAAAGGATTCATGAAATTGGCAGATACTCAGGATAAGTTTCCAGAGATAAAAGGATTGAATCTAAGAAATTCAAAGGATGTTTACAAAATACATATGTTCGTGAAGAAAGCAGGAATCAAGGATAAGTCAATTGACCTTCTGCTCAGAGATGCTAATTCTGATAGATTACCGAATATTATGTTTGACATCACCATGAAAGATGCAAGTGACATTACAACAATAATTCCAAAATTAGTTGAAGCAGGATATGACTCAAAAAATATTCATCTTACATGGGTATTGACAAATTATGCAGTATCGATTGTCAATAATCGTAATAGAGAAAGAGTTGTTCCAGAAGACATAATGTTACTATCACACGAAGGTGCTGCTAAAAGTATGTACAGTGTGATAAAAGGTGACCTTCCAAGAGGTCTCAATGGCGGTGTTCGTGTTATTCTGAATAATCGTGAAAATACTATCCCCTATGTCGATCCTAAGACAAAGAAACCAGTAAAAACTAGAACTGGCAATATAATTGTCACAGACTTTACCTACCTGACCTTCAAAAAAGAAGGTAAATCGTTTGCTCCTGAAGCAGATGTGAAGAAAGAAGTTCTAGGATGGATTTCTGATAATGTTCCCAAAACAAAACTTACCAAAGATTTTTCCAATAACGAGTAAGATTTGCCTTGACAAACGTTTCGTTATTCTGTATAATAGTAGGTGAAGAGTGAGAAAGGAGAAAATGTCAAAATCATTAAAGAAATTAAGAAAAGAAATTTTAAAGAAGTATTCGGGAAAACTTACTGGATACGAACACCTTGACGATGGAACAGGTGACTATTCAAAATCTTCTTCTACAATGGAAGTTGGAACAGATGAAGTTGTATCAAATTACAAAAATGTTACGCCAGGTGAAGAAAAGACTTGACAAACGTTCAGTGATTTGTTATAATAGTAGTGTGAGGTTAAGAATTAACCATTTTTTTGAGATTATATTATGATGAAAAAAACAGACCTAGTAGAACAGAAATCAATGCTTGCCAAACTGATGGCAGCAGAGAACATTTCTGTAGAACACAAGAAAATCCCTACCGCAGCATTCGATGTAAAAAATCGAGTCCTCTACCTACCTATTCTAAAATGGAAGCCTGGTTCAGATGTTTATGATCTGTTCTGTGCCCACGAAGTTGGCCATGCTCTATGGACACCTTATGATGGTTGGCATTCTTCCATAAGTACAAAAGGTAAAGGATATAAATCCTTCCTGAACGTTATAGAAGATGCTCGTATCGAAAAGAAAATCAAGAGAAAATTCAATGGTGCTCGTAAGTGTATGATAAACGGTTATATTGAACTGATGAATGAAGATTTTTTCGGATTACGAAAGATGTCAGTTGATGCTAATGACCTCGGTTTGATTGACCGTATCAATCTTTACACTAAAGCCGGAACTCAGTATTCGATTGAGTTTACTGATGAAGAGCGAGAGTGGGTTGAAAAAGTTGAAAGAACTGAAACATGGGAAGATGTCGTTGAAGTTACCGATGCTCTTTATGAGTGGTGTAAAGAAAACGAATCTGAGACTGATAACAGTTACGGTGATTTCGATGAAAATGAAGATGAAGATGATGAAGATGAATGGGAAGAATCTGAAGAAGATGAAGAAAATACTTCTCCTATTGGTCCTGGCAAAGATAATTCGGATGATGATTCCGAAAAGTCAGAAGAAAATAAAACCAAACCTTCCTCTAAATCAAACGAAGATTCTACTGAAGAAAAAGATGATTCTGAAAACATTTCAAACAATTTTGAAGGTGGGAAAAGTGACCCATTCAGTGATACCAGAGAAAATTTTGCTGATGGTAACGAACCAACTTCAATGACTGATGATAATTTTCGTGACAGAGAAAAAGAATTATCAGATATGAGTGACCGCGTTAGTATTCCTCAATATCTGACTTTTCCTAAAATCAATACAGATGCAATTGTTGTTGACCATAAAGTTATTCACGAAGAATTGAACAACTATTATAATGGAGCTGAAGGTTCTGTTGACACTGGAAACGAAATGTTGAAAAAGTTCAAGACCAATAATAGTAAAATGATTAGTTACATGGTCAAAGAATTTGAAATGAAGAAAGCTGCTGATATTCATCGTAGAGCACATACCTCTAAAAAAGGTACACTTGATATGAACAAAATTCACGCTTACAAATATAGTGATAATATTTTTCGTCAAATCACAAACTTACCAGAAGGTAAGAATCATGGTATGGTGATGTTCATAGATTGGTCTGGTTCGATGCATAGTTACATGAAAGACACTATTGAACAGTTGATAAACTTGACTATGTTTTGTCAGAAAGTTCAGATTCCTTTTGAAGTATATGCTTTCACTGACCACTACCGAGATTATAATTGTGGTGGTAATAGAAATAATCATCCAAGTTGGTCTAGAAGAAGTGAATATAATTATGATGAAACTTCTGCTGGAAAGAAAATATCAAACTACAAGAAAAACGATATGACAATCAGTCAACACTTACGTCTGATGACATTGTTTTCTTCTAAAATGAATAGTCGAGAATTGACAACAGCATACAGAAACATATTGTTGGTTAGTGAAACATTTTCAAATTATTATGGTTATAGAGACAGACCTTACTACGGAGCTCCTAACAACTTTTCTTTGAGTGGAACTCCATTGGATGCTACAATTCTTTGTGCTAAAACAATCATCGAAGAATTTAAGACTAAGACAAAAGCTCAAATCGTCAATGTAGTGTTTCTCACTGATGGTCAAAGTAATCGTCATAATGAATTTCTTAATACTGATGGTCGTACAAGTCATGTAGATCGAAGTAATTTACATATTGATGATCCTGTAACTAGAACAAGAGTTTATCCTAATAGAGAAAATGGAAAACTAATGGATACAACTTCAATTTTCCTTTTAGCACTCAAAAAACAATTGGGAATAAATCTTCTTGGATTTTTCTTGACTTCTGGAACTGGTAGAAGAACTGCTGGAAATATGGCTTACATAATGGAAAGATATCCACTAGATGAAGAAGTTTCCAAGTTTCGTAAAGAAAAGTTTTTGATTGAGACAAAAACTTCTTATGATGAACTCTACATTATTAATACAAAAGGTCTTCAGATTGATGAAGTAGACCACATGGATGCTGTTGAAGTCGGTTCGACTAAAGCACAAATCCGAAGAGCATTGAAAAAGAACACCAGCGGTAAATTACAGAATCGTATGTTACTCAATGCATTTATCAAAAAAGTTGCTTGAAGTGAAGAAAAAACTTGACAAAGAGTCGATGATTTGATATAATATAAGTATGGAATGAGAAAAGATGACTTTTCTCTTATTGTGAAACCCTCCCACACGGAGATTATTTGTTATGAAAAAAATTAAACTGTCCCCAGCAAAAATAAAATTTGTGAAATGTGCTCAATCTCTATACGGAGAAGAGTCGGTCATTTCTAAAAAACAAGTTCAAGATGTGACCAGTGATCACGATTTGGGTTTACCAAGTTGGTTTACACGTTCTCCTTTTACAGTTGAACGCGGTATGTATAAACTTCCCAATTTGGATGGAAATCTAGATATCGAAGTTACAACTATTCCAACTGTAACCGAATCTAGTTCAGAAAGTTTAGTTTCTTATGCTAAACCAGCAGAAAGAGAAACACCAAAAATGATTTCAAACGTTATTGAATTTCCTAAAAATCCTGAATCTTATGTTCCCGCTAAAGTTGGTGGATATGTAAAATTTGGTCATTACAATGATGTGAAAACTATCAAAAAAGCTGGTAGTTTTTATCCTATCTTCATTACTGGTTTGTCTGGAAACGGTAAAACTATGATGATTGAACAAATCCACGCGGAACTAAAACAAGAACTTCTCAGAGTCAACATTACTATTGAAACTGATGAAGATGATTTGATTGGTCACTACGCTCTTATTGATGGTAGAACAGTCTGGCAAGACGGACCTGTTGCAATAGCAATGGAACGTGGTGCAACTCTTCTTCTTGATGAAGTCGATTTAGCATCAAACAAAATTATGTGTTTACAACCTGTGCTGGAAGGCAATCCACTTCTTATCAAAAAAGAAGGCCGAGTGATTCGTCCTAAAGCCGGTTTCACAGTTATGGCAACTGCTAACACTAAAGGTAAAGGTTCAGAAGATGGACGCTTTATCGGAACTAACATTTTGAACGAAGCTTTCCTTGAGAGATTTCCAATCACTCTAGAACAAGAGTATCCTACCATAGCAACTGAGAAAAACATCATAAACAAATTGATGGAATCTCTTGGATGTTCTGATAAAGAGTATGCTACTAAACTGGTTGATTGGGCAGACTTGATTCGTAAAACTTTTTACGATGGTGGAGTTGATGAAATTATCTCTACCCGCCGATTGGTTCATATTGTAAATGCTTTCTCAATCTTCAAAGATAGAATGAAAGCAATCTCAATGTGTGTTGCTCGTTTCGATGACCAGACCAAAGACACTTTCATGGATTTGTATTCCAAGTTAGATGAAACTGTCAGTCTGGAAGAACCTGAAGAAGTGAAACCAGTAATCGAAGAAGTTGAAGATTACTCATAATATATAACATAGGGTGTTGTTCAGGTGACCAACATCCTATTATCATATCTAGTGAATTATAATGGAGAATTATGGAAGTTAAAATGCCTGTCGAGGAATTGCGAGAAAATAAAATAATGGTTTGTACGCCGATGTATGGTGGAATGTGTTCTGGAATGTATTCCAAAGCATGTGCTGACCTTGCTACGGTAGCAACAAAGTATGGAATGGATTTGAAGTTCTTCTATCTTTTCAACGAGTCATTGATTCCACGAGCAAGAAATTATTTGGTTGATGAGTTTATGAGAAGTCATTATACTCATTTGATGTTCATCGATGCTGACATACACTTTGACCCGAATGACGTATTGACACTTGCTGCTCTTAACAAAGATATTATTGGCGGACCTTATCCTAAAAAATGTATTGCTTGGGAAAAAGTTCGGAATGCTGTTGATTCTGGATTAGCAGATGAAGACCCGAATGTATTAGAAAAATATACAGGAGATTATGTTTTCAATCCAGTAGAAAACACACACAAAATACAAATATCTGAACCTGTTGATACGTTAGAAATCGGAACAGGGTTTATGATGATTAAGAAACAAGTATTCTTGGATTTCAAAGAAGCATTTCCACAATTTAGTTACAAACCAGATCACAATCGTTCTGAACATTTCAAGGGTGATAGAAACATCCATGCTTACTTTGATACTGTAATTGATTCAGAAGCATATCTTGGTAGTGTGTCTGGTGGCAGTGATCGATATCTTTCAGAAGATTATTTCTTTTGTCAATTTGCTAGAAAAATGGGATACCAAATATTTCTTTGCCCGTGGATGGAACTTGGACATATGGGTTCATACGTTTTTACTGGTTCAATGTCAAGTTTAGCAAACCTTGAATTTGCATCACATGGAGCAGATTCAGATAAAGTAAGTAATCATTCAAAAAGAAAACGAAATAATGGAAAATCCAAGAAGAAACGAAAATGAAGTTGACTATGTTTTCGATGAGGGTAAGTATTTAAGTGAAATTTGGGATGCAATTGATAAAACCTATATCTCACATTATGCTCAAAACAAAATACAATCAACAGAGTTTATTGCTGATTCGGGACACGGAGAAGGGTTCTGTATCGGAAATATAATTAAGTACGCTCAACGTTATGGTAAGAAGGGTGGATTTAATAGAAACGACTTGACAAAAGTCGCACATTATGTTATTATTATGTTATACTTACATGATAATTATTACAACCGTGAATCTCAAGGAGAACACAATGAAGTTAAGTGAAAGCACAGTATCGTTCTTGAAGAACTATGCTAACATCAATCAAAGTTTGGAATTTCGCGAGGGTAGCACTCTCAGAACTGTATCCCCTCTAAACACAATTCTAGCCTCTGTTGAAATCGGAGAAGATTTTCCTAAGACGTTTCCAATTTACGAATTGAATCGTTTTCTTGGAACTCTTTCTTTATTCAAAGACCCCGAACTAGTTTTTTCGGAAAGTAGTGTATCCATAAAAGATGGTAGTCATGAATCGACATATCATTATTGTGGTAGTAGTTCAATGTTTCAAACTCCACCTGAGAAAGAAATAGACTTTCCAGATGCAGAAGTTTCTTTTGAGTTGTCAGAAGATATTTTCAAGAAGACTATCAATGCTGCTAACACTCTTGGTTTACCAGAAGTTGTTGTTCAAGGCGATGGAAATGAAATTTATATTCTTGTATCTGATACTGGAAATGTAACATCAGATTCTTTTTCAACTGTTGTTGGTTCTACTGATAAGACTTTCCGTATGATATTCAAACTGGAAAATCTCAGTAAAATAATGGAAGGCACTTATGATGTTCGCCTTTCCTCTAAAAGAATATCACATTTTAAACGTCAATCTGATACTCTAAACTATTGGATTGCTCTTGAAGCGAACTCATCTTATGATGAGTAATTTGATTATAATTTATATTATGAAAGTGAAATATTATGGCAAAAGATTCCTTATTGTGGGTCGAAAAGTATCGTCCCTCTACAATCTCAGAGTGTATACTATCCGATAGTATCAAGGGAACATTATCCGATTTAACTAAAGAAGGTAAAGTTCCTAATCTGTTGCTCTCTGGTTCAGCAGGAGTTGGTAAAACAACTGTTGCTCGAGCATTGTGTGAGCAAACAAATTCCGATTACATTATCATCAATGGTTCAGATGAGGGTAGAATGATAGATACTCTCAGAACTAAGATGACACAATTTTGTTCTACCATATCTTTATCTGGAAGTTCAAGAAAAGTTGTTATCATAGATGAAGCAGACTACTCAAATCCCGATTCTGTTCAACCAGCAATGAGGGGTTTCATTGAGAAGTTTGCTGATAATTGTTCTTTCATCTTCACTTGTAATTACAAAAATCGTATTATTGAACCGATACATTCTCGATGTGCGGTTATCGATTTTGTTCTATCCAAAAATGAAAAACCAAAGATAGCATCTAAGTTCATGGAAAGATGCGAACATATTCTCGATTCTGAAAATGTGGTTCACGATAAGAGAGTTGTAGCAGAACTTATCAACAAACATTTTCCTGACTTTCGTAGAGTAATCAACGAACTTCAAAGATATTCATCCTCTGGAAATATTGATTCTGGTATTCTAGCAAATATTGGTGAATTGAACTTAGACCAATTGATTTCTTCTTTGAGAGAAAAGAACTTTCAGAACATGAGAAAATGGGTTGCTACTAATGTTGACAATGACCCTGCTACTGTCTATCGTAAAATCTATGACAAACTATATGAAGTATTAGAAAAATCATCCATACCACAAGCGGTATTGATTATTGCTAGTTACCAGTACAAATCCGCTTTCGTAGCAGACCAAGAGATTAACTTGGTTGCTTGTCTGATAGAGTTGATGGCAGAATGTGAGTTTGTATGAGCCCATTCGACTTCATAAATCAAATCAATCATGGTAAGAAAAACTTGATTGATGAAACACCAAATGTGGAAAAGGAGTATACCTCTTTTATCATAAATCGTGGTTTGAGTTTTAATCACGATACGGCTCTGTATGCTAATGAAATGAATGTTCAGAACCACCTAGATCCAAAACTTCAATTTGACTTTTTACTAAATACAATAAGACCCAAAAAGAGATGGAGTAAATGGATTAAACGCGAAAATAATGATATTCTTGAACTAATCAAGAAATATTATAATTGCAGTTATACAAAGGCAAGAGATTATTCTACATTGCTGAACGACTCGCAATTAGACATTATTCGACAAAATATTGAATTAGGTGGTTTGAAAGGAACAAAATGAGTGAAACTATCATCCAATCGATGATTGAAGTTACATTAAAAGAACCCG